ATACTCCCAATTTGTATCTTCATTATTAGCATAGATAAACTTAGTGCCTACTTTAGTAACTATTAATTTAATATCTATTGATTTTTTATCAATAGGTTTATTTGAAGGCATCCAGTAAATGTCGCCAGGCATCCAGTAAATGTCGCCAATGTTTATTTTTTTTAATCCTTCCATAGTTACCTCTCTTTATACATTTAAAAGTATAATTATATAATACATGGTTTATATACCGTCGTCAAGTCCCAAAAGTAAAAAAAATAAAAATTATGCCTAGTATTAATTTTTTCCAAAGAGTAAAAAACATTTTCACGCAAATCCTTGCAAGGATAAGAAAACCCAGAGGATTTACAGGATCTTCTGAGTCTTTACGCTTAGGTCTAGCTTCTAAGAGGAATTTAAGCTTAGGATTACCGGAAATTCCCGTTAGAACAATTATGGGGGATGGCTATTTAACTCACCAATTGATAGAGATGTCAATATGGAATCTAGAGGTACGACACTCTAGTAGTATTTTAGCTAGGGATGTTTTTATTAGAGAAAATGGCGAAGTTCGTAGTTGGAAAGTTAACCCTAAGATGGATGACGTAGAAGTAGATAAAAATTTAATTAGTGTAAGTAAAGAAATGGCATCAAGGCAATTTGGAAAAGATTTAGTTCTAGGAGGTAATGCCTTAGAGCCAGGCGTAAGGAGGATGCTGAGGTTTGGCGATAGTTTTGCAGAATTAGGATTAAACTTCGACAGTAAAAATAAGAAAGATTACTTTATAGAAAAAATCCAATACCTCCCAACTTTCTCTATGTTTGTGGATGTAAATAGTGAAGGGGAACTAAAAGGAACTTATTCACAAAGGAAAATGATTAGCGAAAGCCCTGACGATAGGGTATTTCCTGATTGGAAAATATTGCATTTTAAATATGAAGAATTAGGAGCTTCAGGAAGGTATGGCGACCCCTTATTTTTACAGTCAGTTGAAGCTTACGAATACTTAAAAGAACACCGTCCAGATGTCGCCCAAGCTGTCCGAGCCGCCGCAATTTCTCCTTGGCTTCATCTCATGCCCGAAGGCGCGGATGAAGAATACAAAGAAGCTTATATGCTTGAGCATAAATCGCAATTAGCACAAGGCTTAATTTCCAACCTTTACTTGTTAAATAAAGCTGACGTAAGAAAAGCTTATAGTAATGGTAATGAAAGTCTTAAGGGCGTTTTTGATTATTGGATGAAGCTTAGGGAAGAGTTAGTGCCGCCTGGCGTACCGCTATGGTTTTTCCCAGGGTTGGGAATGGAATCAAACTCAGGTAAGGATATAGCTAACCAACCCGCATTGATGTACTCAAGAAATATCCAAGCTTTGCGAGGGTTGGTCGGAACTCAGGTTAAGTGGTGCATTAGCCTAGAGTATTGCATGAAATTCGGGTATGAATCGTACTATGAAAATGTCATTAAAAGGGGTGGCTTTGAATTAGATTGGGGAATTTGGGCAGTTAACGGACAAGAGTTTTTAATGAAAGCTCAAAACCAATCAACCCAAAATCAACAGTTAAGTGCGGGCGCAAGGAAGGGATAATTAATAAAAAAATCCCTTAACTTCTGGTGCTGAGTTAAGGGATTACCATAGTAAATAGTGAGGAGTGACTCAAACTAAGAACCACGATAATATTTTAGCATAAATAATCGGGGTTTACGTTAAATTTTCCGTCCGATAAATCTTTTCCGCAATTTGGACATTCAGCATAACTCCCGCTAAAACCGTAATTGCCAAGAGATCTGTTTAATTGTAAAGTTTTTATTACTGTCGGAACTTCAGTTTTTAAACTTCCATAAATTTCTGCTGGCGTAGGATTGGAATCCCCAACCCATCCGCAACTAGGGCATTTTATGTATTTTATTTCTGGCATACTTTTTAATTACCTGACTATTTTAAAATTTCTACCGCGATAATTTTTTTATTACTTGTCCAAGTTTGCAACATTCTTTGTTCGGAACATTCCCTATCTAAAGATTTGATTCTTCGCCAACCGTCAATATCTTTAAAGTAGCTACCAACAATAGTGCCTATTTTTTTAACTGGCATGGCTTTAAACCTCTAAAGCTGCGTAATAATCGTCCCAAGTTTCGTCAATCACTTCATCAACAGTTTTTCCTCTTGCTAATTGGGAAAATCTATACTGTGTCCAAAATTCAAAATCTTCATCGTCTACATATAGCGGTCTACCATGAAAGGTCATCGCAAGTAACCTCTTTTTTAGTAACTTGCTTTGCCATGCGACACTAAAATTAATTTGCATCGCTGTTTAATCCTTTTAAATCATCTTCATCAAAATAGAATGTTTTGCAAAACTCTTCTCTAGTTAAAGCCTTAAATTCGTTGTTGAAATAACTCCTGGCTACTTTCCAAATAGCAGACTCGAAAGTAATCTCTCCATTGCAATCTATCTGGGGTCGGTTTATAGTTTTTTGAAGGATTACACTTTTCTTACTAATTTTTATTATGGAAAAATGCGATCCCCTTGTTAAATGCCTTACGCCGTAAGAGAAATTAATTTCCGCTGATTTTAACTTTCCGTAATCTTTACCGCCAATCATTAATCTAATCTCCATTTTTATGTTCCTCTCTAATTTTCATTAAAATTTTTCCCAAGTGATTTTCGCCAACGCCGTCGTAAGTTTTACCCCAAATTCTGTCACCCCATATATTCCATTCTATAATTTCCTCACTTCCCGTAGCCATTAATTTATAGTACCAACTTGTACCCTCCATGAATTTAAACCTTAAGATATCTTCCATTACAAGGAATTTAATTTCATCCCAATTGTAATCCTTCCTAAGCTTTACCTTTCTACCCATTTTTTTAGCTTCAGAAGGACTTACTTCAGATATTAACTTCCTTGTAGTTAAATCCTCCCTCTCGGTCTTCATAGCTTGAAAGAAATTTTCGGCAGTCCAGTATTTAATATCTTGGTAAATAAAGGGCGTGTCCATTGGCTCAAAATTACTAAACCAGTTTTTTGTCCAAGCCATAAATTACGAACCTAAAGATTTTTTAAAACCATCGTCCATTAATTGTTGATATTCTTTAAACTTTTCTGGATCTGTAGCTACAAGCTCGTAACCGAGTCTTATAATGTCCTCTGGCGAGTCACATACCCTGCCGCATATCGTAACAGGCTTGTAAGGAATAGGTTTTAATAAATCCGCGTACAAATCTTGTTTTGTAAACATAAAAAAACCAGCTTTTATTTCATTCGCCAGTCCAGATGCAATTATTTCTGCAAACCAATAATCGGGATATCCGCCGCAAGCAGATTTTACTTGATCGCATTTGTTATTCCAATCTTCTTCGCTAGACGCGGACTTCATCAATTCAATTACTTCTGTTTTAGTCATCTTTATATTCCTCTCTTACTCTTTAACTTCATTCTGGTTATACCACACCTTTCTATCGTCGGTCAATAGGTAAATTAAAAAATATAAATTTAGGATATACTGATATAAATAATTACTTACTTTATAGATATGCCTAAGCGTCAAAAACAAATAGATTTAACTTCCCAATCTGCGGAATTTATAAACCTCACCATAAGCCCCGGTGACACTTTTACATTCACACTCCAAAATATCCAACAGTTTTACGGATCGTTGGGAATTATTTTTATAGGCGACACACAGCAAAGACTGGGCTTATTCCCCAGTGGCTATTACTTATTTAAAATCCCCGCGGCTGGCAGCAAATTAGATTTAGTAATTAGCGCGGGGCAAACTATGGCCATGAGTGGACAAATCCCAATTGCCTATTCGGGAGAGATTCAGCTTATTACGCCATTGAGCCAAATTGATTCATTTAACTTTTCCGCCAATATTACGCCGGCGGATAAAATTCAAGTTATTACCGCATCATCAGTTGCCCAACATACTTATAGATTTTTAGGAGTATTAAGTGCTGCGCCAACTACAAGTTTGGCTCAATATCAGATTTATTTTAACTCAACCTTGACTAAATTTTTTGTTTACGACGGCGAGGGTTGGGTAGAAATAGTCTAAAAAACGTCAAGTAAAAATGGAGTTTTTAGGGAAACGTCACACAAATCGCGTCAAGCGTTTTCTTCTCTAATAAGGATTTTACCTGACGCTTTTACAAAAATACCCCTTTTTACCTGACGTGGGCTTAAAGTTAAAAATCCTCCAAAGTGCTTTTGTATAAGCCTTTGGAGGATTTATTGTAATTTACCTGACGGGTTTATTTGCCTACTTCCTTAAATAAGCACTTATCCGAGTCGCATCCGGCCGGGCCAACTTGAGAATCTTCTACCGCTACATTGCCCAACCTTATTTGCAAAAGTTCATCAAAACTACTATTTTTACGGCGAGCTAAAACCTCTCCCCATAAATCTTCATATTTTTCCTTAGAAATTGGCTCAAATGGCAGACGAGGGAAAGTTTCGCCACCGTCAAATCTTGCCAAAAGTGCCGCAGAACTATATCCGCCACAATTTTGGATGTTCTGGTAAAGGAGTTGTGCATATTCCCCAATTTCCTCTTGACGTATTTCCAAAGTTGCTGAAGTATTGTGAGTTGCGTAGTAATTTTGTACTTGTAGGTAAAAGTCAAATTGGGCTTTTGCGCTAAATTTGCTTATATCTACATCTTCCCCGATGTTATCCGCCCAGCTAGTTTTTGTGGGAATTTCTACCAACCATTCCGTAACTCTTGGGTCAAATGGATCGTTTAATAAATTACCCTCAGCATCTTTACAAGATTGGGAAGGAATAATACTGTAGCCATAGTCCATACAAGCTAAAGCTACTGCATCGTCTCTGCCAAAAGTAATCCGACGGATAAATCTAGCAGCTTTTGGAGGATGCCAACCAGGAGACGCGCCAGTTAAGAGACTCTTAGTCCCGCTTGGTTGCACCGTAGTACATCTATTGGGGCGTTTAAGCGAATGTGCATGACAGTATTCCCAAACTGCTTTATGGGCTTCATCTTTAAAAAGCGTCAGGTAAAATTCTTCCAAGGCTTTAAAAAGTAGTCCGTTGCAAACGCCGGGGTGTTTTATAGCAAATTTCCCTTGGCTTTTATTCCAATCGTTAATAATTTCAACTACCTCATCTGGGAATGTTTCTATCCAATTTTCTAAATCCTTTGATGTGATAAAGTCTCTGTCTGAGTATTCCTCCCTGCCGCCTTCCCACCAGCGCAACCAACTTTCCCCAAATAAATTAACGAAAAAGTCAAATAAGCCAGTAAAGCTAACGCCAACAATAGGGTCTAACTCCCTAGATTTTTGATATCTCTCGTCAGGGAATTTGTCATTTAATAGTACGGCTGCAATTAAACCCGCAGCCCTAAATGAGTCTCTTAAACTATTTAAGTCTTTTCCATCTAGCGTGTTTAGGTGTACTTCAGCGAGATCGCAGAAAAAATTGTTACCCACAATTTCTCCGCAATTATGCGCGACAAAGCCCTCTACTACACCCCAGTGCGTTATTGGTTCAGAAAAATCATAAACTTTTACAATCCCTTGTTTTTCTACTACCGATATTGAGGGAGAGGTTGCCAAGAGAGTTTTGGCAAATTTATCAATCTTGTACGAATGAATAAAGTTGATTTGGTTGAAGAATGAAAGTCTCTCTTTGTATTGCTGAATATTTACGTCGTAACTTTCTCTACATTGGTAAATACCATTAGGGAACGACACGGTCGTCGGACGGTTAACGGTTATATAAGCTTCTATGCCAAAGTCTGCTTTTAAAGAATCAACGATCTGTTCGCCCATTTCTCTACAGGTCGTCTTTAAGGTCACTCTGCCGTTTTTTAGAACACTGCCGTTAGCTGAATAAAGTCCAGACAAGAACGATGCTTTTATGTCTAAGTCCCAGCCTTTATAAGTGGATGGGAGTGCGCGAAATGGAAGGGTGTAAAGAGAAAAGTCGTATTTGTCAATTAACTCATTCAGTCCGTTAACATAAATACGCCTTTCGCCATGTTTCTTGCATTTCAAACCTTCCGTTTCTTGGAAAAATTCTAGGATTTCTTGATCCTTTTTACCTATGTTGACAGCAACACCTAGTTGCCCTTTTTTGTCGTTTTTCAAATCAGATAAATCAGATAATTGACCATCACCTTGGACAAATCCTAAACAAACGAATATTTTATTCTTATGCTCTGGCACTTTTAAGAATGGCATTAATCTGTCACCCGGTCTTAATTCAGATGCGTCAACTCTTTTGCCATCAATATTTAAAAAAGAGTGATCTGGAGTGCAGTGAATACTTCCATAAGCCCCCATTCCTACCCTTACGGTTTCCTTTTCACCTGAACACCATATATGAGATAGAGAAACATTGCCCTCTGCGTTAATTATCTCTACATCTTGACCGTCCAACGACTCGAATGCTCTGTAACCATCTTTAGTTAATATTTTCATATCCCCACGAAAACAAGGGTTGGTAGCGTACCTAGACATCCTTTCTTCCGCTTCAGTAATACTCAACAGCCCTAACTTAGCTAAAAAATTTAATGCTTCATTTAAGGACTTATTGTATAAGTCTAAAAACTTATTTTTTAAATCCTTATTAGAGAGTAAATCCACGTTAGCTCTAGCTACCGCTTCGCCAGCCCATTGAATTGCACCTTCACCGCTGTGGAATTGTTTTTGCACACTTTTTTTGACCTCTTCTAAAGTTGGGCGACGGTGATAAACTAACGTATGATTAGCCATTCTTAAGCAATCTTTGTCAGGATCTATTTTCCAGTTACCCTCATTGTCTTGTTGCCACAAGTTATCTTTAGCTGTTGCAAACTCTATATCTTCTGGCGAACCCTGTCTCATGCCCGCCGACCTTCTTATATTTCCGGCTACAATTGTAACACTAGCCTCATCAATTAACTTGCATAACTCTAAAGCGGTAAGTTGGCGACCTATAGCCCCGTTTAAAATCTTAGCTAATTTTCCATACATCCCAGCTAAAGCTATGGGATTAGCTGTTCCGCCAAAGCCTTTAAGTTTTTCCCCACTACTTCTTACCGCACCTAAGCAAACGAAAACTTTAACGTTTTTCGCTAAATCTTCCCTTGAAGACAACTCTAGAAGTGTAAGGTAAGAGTCTACCCAACCCTTACGGCTATCTCCAACAAAAATGTTAACTTGTCCGCGCGCGCCGCTAACGATAGTGTCATCGTGCCTGTTTTCTTTTTTTACAGTGCCAGGTAAATTAACAATCTCTACGCTTAAATTATTCCTTATAATAGGAAGATTTTTAATATATTTATCTTCCAACACTGCGCCAGTCCCGCATCCCTGCATAGCCAAATTCATCATTAAGCTTAATGCTTCCCAGTCTGTAATGTTTGTGGATGAGCAATTATAAGCACCGTAAACGTTTTCTGGCTTTTTTAACCAATCTGTACCACCACACCACAGCCATCTTCCACTACTTAATACTTTAAATTCTTCCTGCGATCGCCTAATTAAGTCACCCTCAGCCTTAGTTAATTTTCCCAGAGAAATTAATGCCGTAATTGTCCGGTCACAAACATCTTGCCATGTCTCTTTTTTACTTCTTGAATAAGTGCGGTAAAACACAGGTTTTGCGGACGGAGCATAAACTTCGTTAAACATTTTCTTAGAGGAGTAAAGATTTATACTTGTTTATAGCACATTCCCATAAAGAATGTTATAATAAGCACTAATCAGTTTTTTTAACCTTAAAAAAAGTGTCAGAGAAAAATGCAAGGTTAGAACTTAAGGATGGTGAAATTGCCGTAGGTCAAGCTACGCGATATTTTAATTTGGAAATTCTTCCCAACTTCTCAAAATCTTTAAATTTAAATAAGGATATGGAGGAAGAGGAGAGTGGGGAAGAAGTAGTAGGAAACTTAACCGCAAGTTTTGTTTTTTCTTCCGAATATCCAATCCTTAGATACGATTACTGGGAAGATGAGAGATATTACGAAGTTCTTTCCCATGAGCCAGGCTGTTGCAATACTCAAAGGGTTACAGAAGGTGTCTGCCCAATTCTTTGGAATCATAATTGGGATTTGCAACGCGGCCTAGTAATGGGGGTAAATTTCTCCCAAGGTAAGGCTATTTGCGATGTCCAGTACGACGACAACGCAGAGGGTAGAGACTTATATAACTTAGTCCAAAAGGGTACTCGTAAAGGTGTTTCGTTCATGTACCAAGTACATGATGAATACACCGAACTTCCCAAGAAAGAAGCCGCCGCTCTTATTGAAAAATACGGACTCGCAGACAGGGGTTATTACCCAGTCAGGATAAGTAAAAATTGGGAAATATTTGAGATATCCCATGCAAGCGTACCCGCCGACCCGACGGTAGGAGTAGGTAAAAGCCTACAGCGCAATGGAAAAGATGAGCCTAAAATTATTCAAATTAAAGGTAAAGATATGCCTCCACTAACACCTTTAGAAGAAGTTAAATCTTCAACTCCCGACCCCGTTCCTGCGCTAGAGGAAAGGGAGATTGTAGCCGTAGCAGAGTTGAAGCCTCAAGGCTTAGATTTAGAAGCCGTTAGAAAATTAATTCTTGAAACAGTAACTCCAGTTCGGGAAATGAATTTAGTTCTAGAACAAGAAAAATCTCAAGCCTTAGCAGAAAATTCAAGCTTAAAACAAGAATTAGACCAAGAACGCGCCGAGAGATTAAAAGCCCAGCAATTAGCTGATACCCTTAAAGATATTTCGCAGTTAATTGGCCGCCCCGGATCTGAAGTCGTCCCCGCCGTTAAAAATACCCCAAAGTTTGCCATGCAAGGTTTAGCTAAAGAATTTATTGACTTATTTAACAGTTCCAAAGCCGAACCTACAGAAGTTCGCCACGATGGAATGGTTGCAGTCCAACGGAATCATAATGTTTTAGCTAGATTCATGCACGATCACTTCCGTGAAGAGCAAGCCACTAAGGGTTTGCGTAATTGGAAACACACTCCTTTGGTTAAAGAATTAGAAAATCACTTTAAATCTTCTGAGGGTGGCGGATTTCTTTCTGGTCGTGCGGCCGGGCCAACTATTGGATCGAGCGGCAGCATTGGCGCAATTTTCTTGGATGTTCTCTCAGCTTTAATGAGAGAAACTCACAACTCCAATAATATTTGGTGGCAGTTTGCTTCCACTATATATGACTCAACATCTGCGCCCAATAAATCCATCCTGATTCCTCGCGCTAATAATTTAGCCGATCCTACAGATGTTAACGACTTCCTGATCAGCACAACCGACACCTATACCAGCATTAATTATACTCGTGGTACTTCTACAGATTCTCAAGGCTTGGAAATTACCACAGTCCCGCTAACTATTGCTCAATGGGGTCTAGGTTTAAGCACAGGAGTAGGCAACCGCCCTGTATTTATTCCAGAATTTACTGAAGCTACGTCATTAATTGACTTAATGGCAGTGTTGGATAAAGTATTAATGCAGCACTACTTCAAATTTGAAGATTTGATGGTGCGTAAGGAATACTTTAAGACAACTAAAGTTTATTACAACGATAAGGGTGAAGTAACGTCCGTTCCGGCTAACGTTGCCGCAACAGATGACGGTACTTTAACTGAAGACTTCCTGTCTTCTGTTTATTCCCAGCTTTACGCCGACCAATGGCCAACTTTGCCTAATAACAGTTACATTTTGACAGTTCCCCCTAAATCCTTAGACAATCTAAAGAAATCTTTAGGCAAGCTTTACTCTCCTGTAACTGAAGAACAACGCCAGAATATTTCTAACGTTCTCCGTGCGGCTTCTGGAATTGAAATCGGACAAAGCTCAGGTTACGTCGGTCAATATTGCGGCTTTGAAATTTTCTCAGGCAATACATGGGGTGTTGGTGCGCCAGGTGGATCTGATCCAACCGTAAACACAACTACTTTTGGCGCGGGTGCAACCGTTACTGAAGACTGTTTCGTATTTAGCTACGGTGCGGTCGGTCGCGGTATTGCATTACCAATGGAAGTTCGCGCTTCTGGTACAACTCCATTTAACATGGGAGAATCTTTTATCTGGATTAGCCGTGAACAAACTGGCGTTATTGACTTGGATGCAGCTTTAGCTTCCCCAGCAGGACAACAAACTCGTTGCGCTAAATTAAGAGTTGCGCGTAGGGCTGTTTAAGTTTTTTACCCTTAACTTAAGTTAAGGGTAACTTTTAAGATTAAATTTAAGGATAAGAAAGTGCCAGAAGAAAACGAAAATATTCCGGTTGAAGAAACTAAAAAACCTCCAACCAAAACTAAAACGCCAGCGGTAGAAGCAAAAGTAATAAAAAAAGCAATGGGCGTTTATTCTACAGAATACTTCAAAAGAAACAATATTCCCTACTGCCAAAATTGTGGGGCGCAATACCAAACTAACCAGACAGACGAACCTGTTTGTGCAGAAAATTTTTCCAAAGATAATTGCCCAAGGCTAGGAAATTAATTAAGATGATTTTAACCGTACAGGAATTGAGAAATCTTTCGCCATCGCTGTCCGTCCTTGGTAATCTAGAATTAGAAGGACTTATTTTGCGATCTCAATCTCTGTGCGAATCATCCTTGGGCGCAAATCGGGAATTGGTAATTAAGGATTATGTATTAGAAAGGGTTTTAGGTTTAAATAAAATAGCCTTAGTTTATGCTCCCGTAACGGCAATTAATTTAGTAGAAGTTAGGTATAATAATTTATTTGTTAGTTTTGGTGATATCCCAGTTAGCCAAAATTGGGAAGTTTTACCATCAGAAAATTACTTTTTAATTGGAGATTGTTTAGAACTTAATAATTTTAACTATATAAATGCCAATATTATTAGAGGTATACGAAGGAGTCGTAGCAATAACGTAACTCAAGAAATAAGAATTACTTACAGCGCAGGTTTAAATTTTTCCGCAACTTCCCAATCCCAAGAGATATTAAAAATTAAATCTGTAATTGCAGCTATCGCAGAAGTTCTATATAGAGAGCAGAAGATAATTAAAGAAGAGAGTTCGCAGGGAGCGAAAATAGTCTACCAAGATTTTAATGATTTAAAACCATTTGCTAATCTTTTGCCGTTATTTTATAAATATAGACCTCGGACTTAAGATGTTAAATAACCCTAATTTAAAAATTAACTTACTCGCAGGTAATGGGAGCTTTACAGAAGATGATTACGGCAACCCCATTGAGGAGAAAACTAATGTAGAAGTTTTTGCTAGGGTGGCGCAATCCAAAAACCCTATTCATTATCAAATGCCAGGTATCCAAATTACTGATATTTTTCTTAATGGTAATATTTTAACTTTAAACAATAATAATATTTGGATGCCTTCAACTCTTCCTCTAGTTTTTGACTTAGAGATTGAGGCTAACGCTGTCTTGGATTTAGGCGATAGAGAATATGTAGGTAAGTTTAAATTCTTACCCATAGTACAGCCTATTTTTTCGTCTTTAACTATGAGGTTTGGAGAGGTTATTTTTGGATATTTAAACCTTTCCCTGAGAAATTAAATGTAATTTTTTATACCTTGTGATATAATGGTAAAAACAAACGATTGGGAAAAACTTGTAAATTTACCCAAATCTCAGGTAGCGACTTTTAAGTGGGACGTTGATTATGCAGCTAAACTGCATGAGGGATGGACTCTTAAGAGTGGTGAATCCGCACCAGCAAGGCCTTGGGTTTGGGTAACTGCCGATAGCTTTAATTTTAAGGAAGAATTTTCAAGAACAATTCTTAACTCTAGTAAAAGTAAGAGATTAGGGGATGCGATTAAAAACTCTTTTTTTGAACTTAGTAGTAATTTCGGCAACGAGATGCAAGATTCCATAAAAAGTCCCATTTGGAACTGGCCACGATACACCCTTCGTAAAAGTGGTGACTTGGTGGGAAGTCCACGAGATATCGTAGATTTAGGCGGCTTAATTAACTCTTACTCCCTTACCGTTAGATAAAAATGACCTCAAAAGAACTAAGGACGGAACTTTTAAATTTGCTCACAGGACTTGTGGGGACATATAAAGGCGGAGTTCCTATTCCTAGTATTTGGGTATCCGGTAGCGGAGTAAATCCGCCATCTAGTAGTAACGGATTAGAGATTTTGATTAACCACATCCCATCTGGCGATCCTCGCTCATCTTCTGCTGGGATGAAATATCACCCTAGACTTTGGGAAATCACCCTTAAAAATTGGGCAGCAACGCCTAATTTAAGTTTAGCGGTAGAGAGGATTAGGAGGGCTTATGTAACTTCAAGATTTACGAATACCCCGGCAGATGAAAAGGTGATTGAACAGGCAAGAATTTATATTGCCGACAGGGTGATGATTTAATTTTTTTAAAGGAAAAAATAACTATGCCTTTAGCTTACAACACTACATCTTTAGAGGGTTTTAGTGCAGGAATCTTACTATTGCCCAAAGGCACAAGAACTGTAGTCGCAAGAACTCTTACGTCTACAGTAGCCGTCGCTGTTGGCGCGACCGTAATTACTTGTACTGCTTCTGTAGCGACAGACTTAAAAGCAGGTATGGCACTATCCTTCTTCAAGGATGGGGATAAAGCGCGAACTTATGTCCTCATTTCGGAAGATGTGACCGTAGCGACTACAGCGACTAACATTCCCATCTTTAGTTCAAAATACGCGATCGCTACCGCAAGTACAGCAAGGATTGCTGATGATTTGCTCCCCATGTACGGGATTCAAGAGTTCCCCTTGGCCGCTCAAACAACCACAGTGGACACAACCAATACTTTAAGTGGCACTGGAACTGAGAAAAAGGCCATCCGTAGCGATAGAACCATCCAATTCTCTGGCGTAGAAAACCATTACGATTCCCCAGTTGGCGGAGATCCTGCGCTACAGCTTATTAAGCAAACCCAAAGAGATGGCGGCTATTTTGGACGCGAATTGTATTTCTACGCTGTCTATCCAGACGGCGAAATTATTGAAGCGGCTATTTTAATTACGGACTACAGCCAGCCCGGTAGTTACAACGAAGTTAAAAAGTATTCCTTTACCGCTCACTTGCAAGGGACTTCCTTTACTTGGGTCGACCCTTACTCATAATCAGGATACTAATTTTAAATGAAAGTCCTTGCAGATATATCTAAAAACATTGTTGCGTTATTTAACTGCCGACTTAATTCTAGCGAGACAAAAATTTTATGTGGCGCGGCGTTTTTTAGGGGCGGATTATCTGGAGAACTTTCATTATTCTCAGAAACGGGGGAAGAATTTAAGATAAAAATTCCCCCAGAAGTTAAAGACAACAACACAACCATAATTAACACAAACCTGGAGATAGAATTGTGCTAAAAGTAAAACCTTCCAATTCCAAGAAAAAAAAGGCAGAAATCGTCGCTGTCGGTACAGAAAATCACGGCTATTTGTATTTGCAAAGATTGGGCTATGTAAAAGCCGGTGAGTCGTTACAAGTTAAAAAATATTCGGCTACTAAAAAACAAGTTACTGGCGTAATTAATGCCGTAATTAAAGGTATTGCTAAGGATAAAGATATAAGCAGGGAAGAAGCTTCGGAATACATTTTTGGTAAGGAAGTTGACGGGACTAGAGTTTTTCCCAGTGATCAAGATACAGTATTAAGTGAGTACGAAGAAGAATTAAGCGAATTAAACAAGAATGAAGTTCCAACTTTAGAAATTTGGAATTTTGTCGCCAAAACCATCATGGGAGGTTTTTACGTCGAAGGTAATCCCGAACCCGTATTTGTTCCGGGACGACTCGCTTATCATGTAGAACTACTAGAAAGTGTCTTAATAAATAGTGAAAAAATTAAGATCGAAGAGTTAGGATACCCTCTTCCTGATGGGACAAATATTAAATTCGGTGATGTAATTCTGGTAGTTAAAGGAAATCACGATTCTGAAGTCCAGGACGTAGTGATTGAGAAATCTCCCGGAAAAATTAAAGACGGAGAACTTGGATTCTTGTACGATAATTTTGACCGCCAGTATGTCCTAGGTTGCGAGAATTTAAGCTTTGCTGACATTGCAGGACTTCCCCAAGAATTAATCCAAGCCGTCTTTGAGTTTTACCAATCCGAAAGCCTCAACATTATAGAAGATCCTGAAGGTGAAAAAAAAGCACTAACTCCACTGGAGGAAGTGAAGAAGATGGATATGGAAGTGGAAGCGGACAAGACATTGACTGGTACACCATCTACCTCCAGATCCAAAAGCACGGAATCCAAGACAGTAGATTTAGTAGCTGGGTAAATTTCCTCCAACTTCCGCCTTTTGTAATTTTAGACACCCTATCAAGACTGGAAAAAATTGATAGGGTCAAGTCTAACGAAAAAAGCTTTGCAACAGCAAGGTTGGCGGAAGTGGTTTATGGGTTCTTGGGCGGTAAAAATATTTCGTGGACTGATTTTTTACCGTTCAAGAATGAAGTTAAAACCGACAAGGCGGGCATTAGTGAAGAAACAAAATCTTGTATTAAGTTTGCCTTTGAGAATAGTTTAGTTAGTCCTCAAGTTCTAGCCTCAATCAGTTTATTATTAGAAGAGTAAATTATATGGAATTACCACAATTAGTTGTTGAGTTAGTTGGTGATTACTCCAAGCTAATGGAAGATATAAAGAAGGCTAGGGTTGAGGCTATTAAACAAGCTCAATTTCTAGAGAAAGATCTTAATTTAACTATAGGCGTTAATGATGACTCGCTAAAAAACCTTAATAAACATTTTGACTTAAAGGTAACTCACTTTAAGCAAACACAAACTTATTTTAAAAACAATCCTTTAAAAGTTTTTGTTGATGACGGGGAATTAACTAACTTAAATAAGGAATTAGATAAATTAGGGCAAAGAAAGGTTACAGCTAATGTTAGCGTTAACAATAACGGCAGTGGAAATAAAAACAATACTGTAGGAGATGTCGTAAAGGGTGTAATTATGTCACCTGTGAATATGGCTGCGAATATAGCCATGTCGCCGTTTAGGGCTGTAGGAAAAGTAGCTGATGCCATAGGTAAAGGTATTGATAATATTGCAGTTGGATTTACTGAAGAAATCGGTAGATCGATGTCTATTAAATTAACAGGGAAAAGTACAAAACAGTTTGCTAAAAAAATTCAAGATGGATTTAGGCTAGTTGATGAAGAAATTATAGGAAAGTCCCAGGTCTATGAAACTTTTTTTGCAGAATTAATCAGTAGCGGTAGTTTCGATAAAGCTAAATTTGCTGCCGGAAAAAGAACTAAAATGCAAAAACAGCTTAATAGGCTAGGAGATTTACAAGTAATCGCAAATCTTGAGGAAGAGTATAAATCTAATAAAAACACTCCATCCTCTATTGAAGCTGTTGACCGAATTTTGTCCGAAGAGCCTGAATTAAAGAAAAAGTTTGAAGCAATTTCTTCCAAAAAATCAAGCTTGTCGTTGGATGAACACAAGAGGAGATTTATTCCGACAATCATAAAAGAAGCTCAACCCACTGACTTGTCGAACAAAGTTATTCTCCCTTTGATGAAAGAAGTTCAGCCAATTCTTAATTTTATACAGGGAATGCAGTCCTATCATACAAGCAAGCTGTCCGAATCTCACTACCAAGCAAGAAAAGCAACCTTCCCTATACTAGAGCCTGGACAAAAGGTGGTTTCTGTAATCGGGGGTGCTGAGGATAAGTTCGGACAGGGTGGCCGCGCACTCGCTACTTCCTTAGAACCTATTGTTGGGAAGAATATAAAATTGTTACCAGTGGAAAATTTGGACACAGATGTTAGCAAAAGGACTGCTGAAATAGATAAGTGGACTGATGACGTATTAATAAAAAAACTTCTCCCTGGGATGGGATCGTTATCTCCAACTATAAAGAATGCGGTAAGACAGATCGCCTATTCGCTAAATCCTCTAGGATCGGACGTAGCCGCCGCTCAAGCTTTAGCTCACACAAGGCTGGCTAGAGAACAAGGAAACGACGCTTCGGCTATCAGCTTCTCTCTTGGTGGCGCAAGTGCTTACAGGTATGCAAAAGCGGCGGAGTATGAAGGGACTAAGACAAAAGCACTAGCTATGGCTTATCCTTTTTCAAATTTATCAAATGCAACACCTAAAGGTTTTGCATCTGCAATTTTAGAAAAAGATCCCTTAACTTTCCCGTTTAAAATAGGTGTTTATAATCCGAGCAGTGCAATGAACATCCTTGATGATTCAGGTCTAAGATCGTCAGGGGCAAACGTTCATGCGACACATCACTTATTTCGATCTCCTGGTTTTGTCGAAAAATTTAATGACACTGTAGGTAGTAGTTTACCTACAGACAAGACATCAAGAGATACTATGTCTGACTTGCAAAGACTCATGTTGCAGGTTCACCAAGTAGTCATTTCTACGATGCACGCTAAGGATTTAGCCTCTAAGGGGCAATACAGTCAAGGTGTAATAAAAAACTTATTTGATTCTAAATACCTTTTTGGACAATTATCCAACGAACGGATGCCGGAACAGGTGAGATCAATGGCAACCATACTTCGAGGTCAGGCTGTGGACGCTGGCACATTAATGCTATCAAATGCAGAAAAAACAGAACGTCCTACAGGGCAATTGAAAGATTTGCCCAATGATGAATCTCATCCTGGATATCAAAGATATAAACAAGTGGCATCGGTTATCAATCAATCTATTGAATCTTTTAAAACTAGAACGGTTGTACCAGGAGCTTACTTCGCAGGTGGTTTGAAAAGAGAAGATGTTGCTGCAAGAAACCAAGAACTTTCACAAAAAACTATCCCTTGGTTTAAATCACAAAAACAGTTCGAGGAATACGGAAGAGAAATAATTAAAGGGCTTGAAATTGTTGCAAAACTGCAAGAAGAGTTTGTTAGAACTCACGGCAATATATCGCCAAAATTTTTAGACAAGATTGATTATTTGCCTACCGAAAATCTCAAAACCGACGTTATGGAAAAGATTAAGTTCCCGGATAATGTTACCGATCCCGGATTTATGAGGTATGTGAATGAAGTTAGTGGCATTAATGAGTCTATTCAAACTTTTAAAGAAAATAAAGCAATCCCTAATAAGGGTTGGTGGGCTGGCGGACTGAACGTTGGCAAAGTTGCGGAACGCAAGCGAGATTTGTCTATAGCAACAATTCCTTGGTTTGAATCACAAAAACAGTTTGAAGAGTACGGAAAAAAAATCGTTCAAGGATTTAAAGTAATTCTGTCGTTACAAGAAGAATTTATTAAAACCAAAGGAAATATATCGCCCGACTTTTTAGATAAAATTGAGTATTTACCGACAATTCCAGGGTCAGAAAAAATACCAAAGTATGCTTCTGAGCAAAGTCCTGAGTTTCGCAATTTATCGGAATACTTTGAAGAAAATTTAAACTTAAAAAAACTACCGATTTCGGATGCTATGAGAGAACACCCAGCGTCAATTTTAGGGTTTAATAAAATGCTTAAAACTATAGCTCCGATGATGCCGGACGCTAAAGAAATTAAAGCTGTAGGTCATGGATGGTCTGGAGCTATGGCTTTGATAACCGATAAATTGGTTTACAAAACTGATTTAGATCCTGAAGGTGCAAAAAAAATAGCATCAAAACAGGAAGTTAAAGCTTATGAAAGACTACAGGGCAGATACGCCCCGTTACTTTATGCGGCGAACGAAAAAGAATCTATGATTGTAGAAAAAATAGAAGGGAGGGACTTGAAGAAAATTATGGAGGACTATGCAGCACCCATAAGAGCCTCGAAAGAAGAACAAGCAAAGTTAAAGAAAGAGACAAAACCAAGGATAGCGAAATTAGAAAATGAATTAGAAAACGAAAAAAACCCTGAGAGAAGGAAAGAAATAAAAAAAGCTATAGAGGATTTAGAAAACGCCAACAAATTATTAGACAGACAAATCCGAAAGGATATAAAGCAATTTAATGAAATATTTTCACAGTTCTATCGTTATGTCGGAAGTTTGGGTAGGGCTATGCAAGACATGGGTGTTGTTCATAACGATCTAGCTTCCGCCAATGTATTTTTTAAAGACTATAAAATCGATCCAGTAACAAACAAAGTAGATCCTGGGAAAATATCAGCAATTGATTTAGGTATGTCCACAACTATGCCCTCTGCCAAGCAGAAAGCTGAGGATGAGGCGACAACTATTCAAAGAGCTTTAATAGACGTTTCATTGTGGGGAATATTAGATGCTAACAAAATAAGGAACAGTATAAAGAAAGGGTACAAAAAAGCCCTGCCCATACCCGAAGCTAGGCAAATAGATCCTTCGTTACTTATACCGCTAAATCCTGCTAAAGAAATACCGATAGGTTATTCGGGCAAATCGTTACTGCAAGAAACTGTTGGGGATTTACCACAATTTAAACCAACGGCCATTTTACCAACTTATACTGTTGAAAAATCTTATACTCCAACTCCAGTAAGCACAATCCCCAAGGGATATCAAGTAATTAAAGTTAACCCAGTTACTCAATCTACATCCGTAAGCGCAACCCCCAACGGATATCAAGTAACTAGAGTTAACCCAGTTACTCAATCTACATCCGGTAAAGATATTGAGGTGTCAGAAAAAGCCAAACTTGCGGTAAAATCAGCGCAAGAATTAGCCGCTAAATTTAATGCTAATTTCGCTAAACTAAGATCCCTGTTAAAAGATGCAGAAACAACTGGTAACTTCGCTCCAGTTATTGAGTTATCTGCGGCGATTAAGCAGTATGGAGATAAAGCCAAAGCTGATATAACAAAATTAAGAAATAGTGCAGGAATAGATCCTAATTTTGCAAAAAGCAGAGAGAGTTCACAACTAAGCAATTCTTTATCACAAATAACTTCTGTTCAAAATAAAGCAGCGAGAATAAGTGCGTTGCATGGAGGAGTTAGAATTGGCGAAAATATAGGAGCGGGCGTAAGTGAAGGTGTAAAAAATAGCATAGGTGATTTACGCACTGCGGCTGAAAAATTAGCAGATATAGTACCTGACGTAGTTACAGAAAAATTAAAAATGCAATCTCCATCTAAAGTAATGGAGGGGTATGGCGAAAATGTAGGTGCGGGCATGACCGAAGGTTTGGAAAGTTCATTAAAAGATTTACGTACATCTTCTGAAAAATTAGCAAATACAGTAATAGATACAGTAGAAGAAAAATTAGAAATTAAATCACCCTCAAGATGGGCTATTAGAACTGGTCAAAATATAGGCAATGCTATGGGGACGGGTGCGGACGAATCCTTAAATAGATTTAAAACAATCATCGCCTCGAAAATAAGCGAAATGAGGAAGGGGATAGAGGGTATTTCTCCAACTAAATTTAATTACGCTACTTTACCTAAGCCATTCCCTAGCACTAGCTCCTTTCCAATTCTTCCTACTTCTTACGAACCTTCTACTAGAACAATCTCAAGTGCCGTAATACGTGCAGCAATAGAGAATGAGCGCAAAAGAAGACGCGCTGCGGGAATGATAAATGGCATACCCGATCCTTGGAACACTCCTGCGGGTCACGGACTCTCCAACATTGTAAGTACAAACCAAAAGAGAGTTTTTCCCATAACTCCCGATCCTTGGAGTTCACCACAATCTCATCAAAACCCACCATTATCCTATACCATCCCTGGCACAACAAGAAACGGCACAAGCCCTGGACTTCCAAACACTTCTTCTATTCCCCCAGCTTATTTACCCCCCCAAGTTCCTCAATCCATATCCTTCCCAATATCTAATACAACACCAAGGGGTATTGCGCCCCAACTACCCCCATTCCTACCAAATGGTATTCCCCAAGTTCCACAATCTACGATAGAAAATGGCGTAAAGAAAAATTCCCAGTCATTTGTAAGACTTGGCATAATGTTGGGCAAATATGTAGGTGAAGGTTTCACTAAGGGTCTGCAATTCTTAGAAGGTGGTAACAATGGCATAATTCCATCGCTCATTAGACAAATAAACAGAATTAAAGAATCTGTAGAAAATGGCACAATTACATCTGACGTAGAAAAAGATAAAGAAAGATTAAGCCGAGGCTTTAGTAAAGGATTAGGAAGTATCCCAGGATTTAAGGAAGCTAAGGAAAGATTTAAGGGTTATTTAGATTTCCTTAAGGAAATCGCCAATCCTAACGTATCGGCAGCATTAGGCGAGGGGTTAGCTAACGGTATTGTTGCAGCTAAGGAATTATTTGTAGATTTCCTTAAGATGCCAGAAAAAATTAAGGAAGGGTTCATCCAGGCTAAGG